TTGATGGTTTCCGGCAACGTTCTTCAGCCACAAGGCGAGCCGGCGGCGAGATCCACTTCCGGAAGATTTTCCGGAAGTCGCACTTCCGCCAGATCTGGCGGATGTCGCGCTGAGCACTTCCGGGCAATTGCGCGGAAGTTCGCTCCAGGTCACATCGGAGGAACGCCCGCGCGAGGCGATCATGAAGAGCAACTTCGACAAGCCGTTGATGACCCAGGCGCAGTACGCCCGGCACCGCGGCAAGAGCCCACAGTACATCAACAAACTGGCCAGGGCTGGCATCCTCGTGATGCGGGGGCGCTTGGTGGATGCGGCCGCGTCGGACGCCGTGCTGGATGATAAGCCCGGCGAGGGTTCCGCTGGCCAGCAACCCGCCACGTTTGCCCAGGCGCGGCTGGCGCGCGAGGTATTCTCCGCAAAGCTCAAGAAGCTGGAATACGAGACCCGGATCGGGAAGCTCGTGCCCACCGACGAGGTCAGCATCAAGTGGTACACGCTGGGCCGCCAGATCCGCGACCGCGTGCTCGGGATCGCCAGCAAGCTCGCGCCGCAACTGGCCGCCGAAACCGACGTGCGCCGGGTCCGCGAGCTGCTCGACACCGAATTGACGGCCATCCTGAAGGGCCTCGCCGAGGACATCCGCCATGGGGCTTGAGCTGTGCGTGGCGCGCCTGGCGGATTCTCTCGAGCCGCCGCCGCGCCAGACCGTTTCCGAGTGGGCTGACCAGAACCGCCGCCTTTCGTCCGAGGCGTCGGCTGAGCGCGGCGAGTGGCGCACCGACCGCGCCCCGTACCAGCGGGCCATCATGGATGCCTTTTCGCCCTACAGTCCCTACGAGCGGATCGTGGTGATGAGCAGTTCGCAGATCGGGAAAACGGAGACCCTACTCAACTTCGTTGGCTACATCATCGACCGCGATCCGGGGCCGCTGCTGGTGGTGCAGCCGCGCGTCGAGGACGGCAAGTCGTGGTCCAAGGACCGTCTCGCGCCCATGCTGCGCGACACTCCCTGCCTGCGTGGGAAGGTTTCCGATGTCCGGGCGCGCGACGCGAACAACACCACGCTCCATAAGCGGTTTCCTGGAGGACACATCACCATCGCCGGCGCGAACTCCGCGGCCGGTCTCGCTGCGCGCCCCATCCGGTATGTCCTCCTCGATGAGGTGGACCGTTATCCGGCGAGCGCGGGCACGGAGGGGGATCCGGTCTCGCTGGCTATCAAGCGGACGGCGACGTTCTGGAATCGCAAGATCGTGATGGTCTCCTCGCCGACGGTGAAAGGCGCCTCGCGTGTGGAGGCGGCTTGGCTCAAGTCGAACCGCCAGAGCTACTGGGTACCGTGCCCGGACTGCGGTCACCTCCAGATCCTTCGCTGGCCCAACCTCGAGTGGCCGGATGGCGACCCCGCAGCCGCAGCGTACCGTTGCGAGCATTGCGCCGCGCTGATCCCGGGCTACCGGAAGGCCTGGATGCTGGCGCGCGGCGAGTGGCGGCCGGCGAACGCGGGCTCGAAGGTGGCGGGGTTCTGGATCAACCAGTTGTACTCGCCATGGAAGGAGTGGGGCGAGACAGCCGCCGAGTTCCTGGAGGCCAAGGACAATCCGGAAACGCTGCGAACATTCGTCAACACGGCGCTCGGCGAGCCCTGGGACGACGAAGCCCATACCTCCGTGGACCTGGCCACATTGCTCGCGCGCCGCGAGCACTACGGGCCGAAGTTGCCCGCCGGAGTGGCTGTGCTGACCTGCGGCGTGGACGTGCAGGCAGACCGGCTCGAAGTGGAGTTCGTCGGCTGGGGGTGCGGTGAGGAATCCTGGTCCGTCGCATACCAGGTGGTGCCGGGCGATCCTTCCGCGCCCGGCGTCTGGCAGTCTCTCGACGAGCTGCTGGCGCAGCCCTGGCCGCATGAGCGCGGCATCACCCTGCCGGTTTCGGCTTGCTGCATCGACTCGGGCTTTCACACGCAGCAGGTCTACGAGTTTGCGCGCAGCCGGTTCCACCAGCGGGTCTTTGCGATCAAGGGCAAGGCCGGGCCGCTGCCGGTATGGCCGAAGCGGCCGAGCCGCAAGAACGGCACGTTGCTCTACACCGTGGGCGTCGACAGCGCCAAGTCGACGGTCTACGGACGCCTGAAGATCGTCGAGCCCTCGCCCGGCTTCTGCCACTTCCCGGCGGATCGGAGCCAGGAGTACTTCGAGCAACTGTTGTCCGAGGTCCTGGTGTCGACCTACTCACGCGGCGCGCCGGTGCGGGAGTGGCGGCGGAAGAAAGGAACGCGCGGCGAGGCCCTCGACTGTCGCGTCTATGCGTTCGCCGCGCTCCAGGCGCTCATTTCGATGGGGCTGTCGCTCGACCGGGAGGCCGAACGGATTGAGACCCTTGCCGCGAATGTGATTCCGACAGCCGCCAACCGCATCGCCCGCAGCCGGTGGATGCAGGAGTAATCAGGCAGGAATCCGGTAGCACCTCTCCCCAGTGTCGGTACGCGTGGACTCGACCTTCAGCCCGAGCTGCTTGCCGACCGCGCCGCTGATGAATCCGCGCACGGTGTGAGGCTTCCAGCCCGTAGCCTCCATGATCTGCGTCAGTGTCGCGCCGTCCGGATTTTGCAGCATCGCCAGGACGATAGCCTTCTTGCTGCCTTCCCGCGCAACGGGCGAAGGAGCCGGCGTCAGGTGCTGGATTGCCGCCCAGATCCGCGCGACGGCGGTCTTGCGGTCCATGAACTTCTTGACCGGCTTCAAACCGTCGATCGGCAGTTTGTTCCAGACGTCTGCCAGCCTGGACACCGGCCAGTCGGAGGTGGCCTTCGCGAGGTCTCTCAAAGAGCCGAATTGCGTACCTGCGGCACCGCCTGCTGGTGCTGCAGGGTGCGGGGTAATGATGTTGTGGTCGTCGATGGTGTAGATCGCCATAGCGACCCATTCATCACTCAAGGTTCCCGAGAAGCCAAGTCAATTCGGCCTAGCGATATCCGGCCATAGTCCGTTTCGAAGAGCGCTAACCCTTCTTCACTGGGACAAGGTCCGTGGACCTTAGCCCATCGCCAGGATCTTGCTTAACGTATCCCCTTTCAAGCAGCCACCTACACCAGGCAAGAACAATCGTCACTTTGGTCCGGGCGGTTTGAACTTTCCGGCAGCTTCGCGCCACGTGCTTGCCAAAAGCGCGGAGATCAGCGGTCGTGACCTTCTTTGCGCTCGCATGGTGCGCCTGCTCCAGGCAGAACCGCAGGAACTCATCAATGTACCGATTCCGTTGGCGCTCTGTCACGAACGTACACCCTGCCCGCCGGGACTCCAAGACGTATTCCTCGCGTTCAGGAGACGGAAGGCACTCGCGCAGCTTCTTCATTCAGTCCACCTATCCAATCGCGATTATACGCCTGGCTTCTGCCCGGCCCGTTGATAACGCCCTGCCTTGTGGATCCTGTTCTCTTAACCTTGGCCCGGCCCCTTCGACGTCTTCCATGATCATCTGCTTCGCGAATGTGCTACTCGTAGTCTGTAGACGCATAAGCATCATTTGAACGATCCTCTGGTGCGGAAGCTTTCAGCGCCGCCTGTAGATGAAGCACCAAAGAACACTTCGGAAACCTGGGCCCGCGATACGGAAGACCCTGGCAGAGAACGTACGGGGTCTTCGATCCAAGCTCGGACTGTCCCAGGAGGAACTGGCCGATCGTTGCGGCCTTCATCGCACGTATGTTGGTGCGATTGAACGTGCGGAGCGGAACGTCACGTTGAGCACTCTTGAGGTGTTCAGCAAGGCGCTGGGGGTTTCTGTGGCAGATCTATTGACTCCCTACCCCGAGCGCCATGACTGGAAACCGTAAATTACACGCTTCCTATGTCGAGAACATCCGCAGGAGCGGCCTGACGATCTACGACCCGATCCGAATAGGCGATCCATGCCTCTGGATACCATCTGATGCTCTAGAGTCTTTGCTCGATGATGCCTTGGCTGGCCTTAGTCTCGCTGGGCTTCCGCTCCGAACGAGGTCGAAAGTCGTTAAGAGCGCTGTCTGCAGAGCGCTCGGATACCCAGTGCCTTCTACATTCGTCAAGACACAGCCTCGATTCCCCGGTCAGTTGTTCGACACCTACACGCAGAA